CCCCGACAGCTACTGGGCAACGATGACGAGGTGTACCGCGGGGACCTTCTTAGGAAGATCGTCTCCAGACCACGCCGCGTATGTCGAGTATACCACCTTGAAGGTTGGGAATACTTGACAGGAAAGGAGAAGCATGGATTCTTCAAAGAATTCTCTTCTACCATCAGGGGGGATGCCTACAGGCAACCCGCCCTAGAAACCCTACGACGGCTGTTGAACAGTCCGATACGCATCTTAAAGATGCAAAGCAGGGTATATCAAGGTATTGAAACTGCCATTCTAATGGCTTTCAAAACCTTCGATAAACAAGTCGAAGACTTCATCACTCAGTGGTGGATTCGGATTACCGAATCGGTTATCGAAACAAAAAGAACTGTCCCCATAACTAAGTTATGGAAGGAATTTGGCCTTGAGGTCAAGAAGTTCTATTTTGGAGCGTCCTCATTCAATGAGGATATTCCAAAAATCTTACCGCAAACTGACTGGGTGGTTAAACCACTACAGAGTCTTAATCGGGAAGATTATACATCGATTTTTGCTTTAGCATCGTATCGACAATTACCTCCTGGCGACAGAGTCGCAGAGGAGGAGGCACTCAGTAGTTTCTATAAGAACACAACTGAGATGCCAGAGGACACAAGTCCCCCTTCTGTAGAACTGCTCCAAGCAGCCTTAAGGGCTGGTGAGGAAGTCGCAAATTGCGCGCGTAATACAGAATTCCTTGAGATGAGCTCAGCCCATCTTTCGGTATCGAATAGTGCATGCCTTGAGGCAACTCGCACTATGGGTGGTAAGCGAGGTTACTTAGTTCCTAGCTTACTTAAGTTCCTCTTAGAAGTTGAAACTGATGAGAAGAACAATTACGTGCAAATGGATGGCTCAGCCTTCCATTTTTCAGTAAACAAACCCCGATGGCTAAGCCTACCGGGGAATGAGAAAGTCGACCCTTCCAAGGAACTTGGGAAGGCCGATCATTCAGAGGCATGGATCATACCTAAAAGGTATGGCATGTCAGAGGAACCACTTTCGAATGGATTGTGGTTCTTCTGCTTCCAGGACCTAGTTAAGCTAGGTATTCTGGATAGCAAGGGAGATTACACGGGTAACCCGTATGAATCTTCAGTTAGCACTGTGCAAGAGCCCGGTGCTAAAGTAAGGATTGTGACAAAGGCTAACGCCTCACTAGTTACTTACTTACAACCTGCAGCACACTTCTTGAAGATGATGATGATGCAGGATCCTACGCTTAAGTCAGGCTTTGAAGCCGGCGATCAAGCGTATGAGTGGTACAAAAGATTTTCGTACTCACCCAGGTCTGAGGAGAAGGGTAAAACCCTTTTCCTCGGAGACTATACCACTGCGACCGATTTAATCGTTCGACAGAAGGCTCTTCCACTCTTTGAGCAGTTCCTAAAACCCTTAGGGCTAGGGAACTCACAGTACTTTCGTAATGTGGGAAGAATTTTACTGGGTCCATCACTGTGTGATGGCCTAGTAACGGTTCGGGGGAGCCCTATGGGGCTCCCAGGGACCAAACCTATTCTGCACGCACTGTCTAAGATAGTGAATGTCAGAGTTCGAAGCGATCAAATCCCGAGAACCTTAAAGGAACTCTGGAACGACCCCTTCGCAGCCGCTGGAGACGACATCATAGATGAAGCCTCCAACGATGAGGAGAAGATGAGACTGAGCCTCTACCCTCCCACAATCTTGCAAGTCGGTTTAACCCCTTCGCAAGATAAAACAGATACATACTCCTTAGGAGGTATATACTGTGAAGGTGTAGTACTGATCAGAGATCAGGACAAATTCACCCAGGACCCTTACAAATTTAATTTGGAAACGGCCCTTGTCGAGACCTTGAAGGTTCGATTACTCACTCCTGAGACTAAGCCTCAGCGAGGAGATGAGGAGGTAAATCCCATTTTTGGGAAATGTTACCAACTCTCTAGCCGTCTAAAGTGGTTACCACCAGGACAGCGATGGTTAAGAGATCGAAGCCTTTGGCTATTTACTCGAAACCATAGGGACTATATCCGTTCAGAGAATAGAATAGTCTATAACCTACTCCTCCCAACTCAATTGGGGGGCTTGGGCTTTACCCCTTCGGATCCTGAGGAAACGAAGATGGTATATGACCTTATGCCTGAATGGCATAGGAGGGCAGTAAGCTTTATAGCTACACACCCTCAGGATGAGAGACCCTCTAGGGTTCTCTCAAACTGGTCCAGTTCACGCCTCTTTGAAAGGGGCATGGACTTTCAAGACATACGGGATCATCCCATGTATGAATTGTTTAACGACTTAGGTCTCTTAGAGTCCTTTGAGTCGTTATTTGCTCAACTTAGCAAATCCTTGCCTCCGGAGACCCTGAGGGTCATGAAGTATAAGGATAAGCTAAACCTCATTCTCAAGAATGGGTTTGTTGATGTTACCCGGGCCTTGAGGTCCTGGAATAACAGTACCATCTGGGATCCTTCTTTGAAGGTCCACAGAGGTTGGCCAATGCGCTCTTTTGAGTCGCGCAACGCCATCGTCGAGAGGTATCTAAAAGATATTATCCCGACGGAAGTAGAGTTGAAGGTAGAACCTCAACATCTATCTGAACTTCTCGAGAAACCTTTAAGGTATATTCAAAAGTCGTTCATTCATCGTGACACCGCCCTTTGGGACGAGGACACTATGACTACAGCTCCACTCAATTTAATTGGTGAGGCTGTTGGGGCCTCCTTATACTTCAAGTATAAGAACCGGCAAATCCTAGGAGAGGTTCCGAAGCAATTTGATCAGAACCTCCTTAAAGAATTATCCAACTAATCAGGATATTCCTGGCTTCCCTTAG